CATTAATTCATCCATTAGATAAAAATCCTATACCTATGTTTTATTTATATCTCGCCACCTTTAAGATCTGGCGTGCCTGGCGACTCAGGATCGTCAGTATTTTTTGTATTAATACTTTCTTTATCACCCTCTGTTTGAGTTTTCCCTAAATTTTGTTTTGATGAACCACCATTACTCATGTCTTGTAACTGTTGTGCAACCATAAGTTCTTGTTCAGTTGGTAAAATAAGACCAGCCTCTTTTTCTGCAGCAATCAATTTATCCTGTTCATTAATATCATTATCAGTCTGACGTAAAACTTTACGACGAATATAATCAATTGAATAGTATTTTCCAATGTAAGGATCGGCACTTGCAATAAGTCCTAATCTCTCTTGCATCAATTCTGCCTCTTTTAATTCTGCAAAATGATTATCATATAAGAAATCATATTGGATATGATCACTCATTTGTTCCCACTCTTGAGGAGTAATTATATTTTTAAGAATTAATTGAGTTTTAAGTATGTCATGAAAAAGATTACTAAATCTCTTTCTCATTCTACCTACAAACTTACTAAACTTAAGTTCATCTCTCAATACTTCTGATGAACGACCTAAACTGAAACTTGCATTATCAGCCATGCGAGACTCAGGAACATTCAAAGATCTCAAAAGTTTTTTCTGGAAATACTCTACGTCTGTAAGTTCTCCTAAGTTTTGTCCGCCAGGCAATGTTGATATCTCAGTTCCACGACCACCCTCTCTACGAGGCAACCAGAAATCTTCCATCATTGACATGAATTTTTTATCATCACGAATCTCGCCAGTTGATGCATCGTAAGTTAATTTATTACGATAACGACTCATTACCTCACGAAGATATTGTTCTGCCTTTGCCTTTGGTAGATTACCAACATCAATATAAAATATTCTTCTTTCTGGAGCCCTTGATAATCTGTATATCACAAGAGCATCTTCAATCATTCTTAATTGATTAAGTGCCTTGATTGCTTTCTGTAGATATGAAAGAACTGTATGTTTATTACGATCAACTAAACCTGATGTACAATATGCGATTGCATCTCTCGCAAACTTAACTGCATCTTTTTGTTGTCCTGTGACAGCAACAGATCCGTATTGATTTTTTTGATATGAATTTGGTGTGTATATAAAATATTCAGTTAAGCCTGGAAACTCAGCGCTTTTTGGATCTGATCCTTCTAAGCCTGGGCGATTATTATTTGTATATTGTATTGCATTTGCACCACCTTTTTTCTTTTGTTCTCTTACATATTTAATTTTAAGTGCATCAATATATCTAAGTTCCTTAATTCCCTCTTCTGGTTTATCTAAATCTATAACTTTATGATAATATATTCTTCCATCTACATACCAATTACGAAATATTTCATGGGCTTTTTTATCAAAGTCTAACATTTCTTTGATATATTGAAACTCCCCACGAATAATATCTTTTAACTTAGGCCCTGCATTTAAATTTTCTAAATCAATTTGAATTGGTGAATCATTTTGATCCGCAACTATTGCTTCAATTAATATATCTTCTATCGCATTATCAACTTCGGGATGCAAAGCCATCTCACGATATCTACGAATTAGATCATATTCAGTCTTGAATACACCTTCTACATCTAAATATTGACCATAAAATCCAGACGACAAAAAGTAGTCTGCACCGTCCTCATTATTTTTAGGGACAGGTGAGACTACTGTGTCTGACGGTTTCTTATAAGAATCGTCAATTGAGAAACCAAAAAGTTGTGCCATTGTATAATTATACCTTTACTGGTATTTATATTATATCCTAAACTGTGGTATTTATCAACTTAAAGTGAAAGATTTCCGAGTGGTGACTCTACTTCATAAAATAAGTAGTTGAATGTGACTTGAAACTCTTCAATTTGATCTGTTGCACCAAAATCTAGAGGAATTGAACTCACTGTATTAGGATAAATTCCTTCAAAGTTATATGTTCTTAACACTTTTTCTGGATCGCCAGGATTAGCTCCCTCTCTACTTAATTGTTTAACTTGTGCTGATCTCTGATAAACTTCTGGATTGATTGTTCCTTGAGCTGTTTGTAAATCATTGATTGAATTACTCCACTTCTCCATCGCATCTCTGAGAACAAAATCAGTGTCATTGATAATAGTCACTGTCCAAGGATCAAAAGTACGATCTCCAGCAACAGGAAGAACACGACCTCGATATGGAACAGGAATATTACCTAGATTTGACGCTGGTATCTCTGCAGCTTTTACAAGAAATGGAACTTTATCTGAAACATCAGATATTGTTATATTCAACTCTTCTGGAAAGGCAATCTCGACTTCAAATAAATTAGACCTTGCACCGCCACCAGATAGTCTGGATCGAAACTCTGTTATGTTTCTTTGGTTAAATGATGCCATTTTTTCTTTTAACTCCTTTGGTTATTTAGTGGGATTTAATTAAACTCGACCTATGACTTCACTGAAGGAAACTCCAGTTCTAGTCGCGACGAATGTAAGACCGATGAAGTTAATTGAACGAGCTGGTTTGATAAAGATATCAGCCTTAAACTCATTTGCATCAATGACATCAGGTGTGTTGTTTGATTCATCACAGATAACTACGAAGTCTGTTATACCTCTCTTGGATTGAACTCCACGAAGGAATGGTTCAACAATGTTACGGAAGTTAGATCTTGTTATTGGATCGTTAAACTCAAAGAGTTGAGTTCTTGCGGCAATTTCAATTCTTGCCTCTAGATTTAAGAATAGACGACGTACATTGATTCTGTCAAATGCAGATGCAATTGCGAGTCCTGTTTTATCACCGAATAGTAAGAATCCACCGCCAGGTGAGAAGATCACTGGATTGATTCTCTTGGTGTATAAAGTATCTCTCTGTACTTTATTTGGATTGTATGCTAACTTAACTGTGTTAAGTATGTTTCCTCTTTGAGGGCCAGCGGGTGAGAACCAAGGGAACTGTTCCTCAGATGTTCTTGCCATTAGTCCAGCGATGTCACCGTTTAGTGGTAAGAATTGGAATTTGTTATTGAATCTATCAAACTGATACTTATAACCTGAGTCAAATACCGCGAATGATGATGATGTAATTGGATCAAAGAATCTAACTACGTTATCTGTTTGTGTCTTTGCACTTGTGACATTCACAACTGTCTCTCTATTTGGAGAGATAACTGCAAGACAATCTTTTCTTTGTTCTGCAATCGCAATTAATTTGTTTGCTTTTGCTTGTGATTCTGCTTCACTACCTACAATGCCAGGGCCTTGAAGTAAGAAATTAACTGAATACTCTGCCTCATTCTCAAAGACTTCGTAACCACCGATAATTGAACCAAGAGAACAGGAATAACCACCCTCTGTACTTACACCAGAATAATCTTTACCACCTTGTAGTTCGTAAAGTTTGTTTCCAACAAAGTTGAATTGAACACCTTCTGCATCCTGTCCCCAAGTATTGTCTGTTGATACTGGAGTAAATGCGGTTTGGATACCAGATGCAATTGATCCGTTTCCTGTTGAGATACCAATAAAGATTTGATCAGATCTCTCTTTAATTACATCCTTATAGAAAATTCTAGAACCAAATGAATCTTTTGCATCGTCTGCCTTTGATAAGAATGCAAATTTCTCAAGAATTGCACCTGTTGTTCCAGTAATCTTACCACTATCATCAATAACCACGATATGAAGTTCATCATTCTTAGAATTTCTTGCTTCAGCAAATCCACTTGTTTTTGGTTTCTCAGCAATCTCTTTCCACTGTAACGCACCATTTGAAAGTTGAATGAACTGATTATCATACCAGTCATTAACTGCAAATGAAGTAGCGACTGATGTAATTCCAGCTTTAGGATTCGCGATTGTGGAAGATGTGTTTAAAATACTTAAACCATTTTCGCCAGGAATCGCATGAGCAGCAACACCTTCACTGGTTGCAGCACCAACTCTGAATTGAAGTAATCCAGCCTCTGTATAAGATGCAGGGAAAATTGTTCCAGCAGCAGAAACACGGTTTGCAACCTTAACATCAATTGTACTTGCACCCACACCAGTTACAATACCTTGTAGATATCCATCAACTGTGGATGTTGTGCCAGGGCCAACGAGTGTTCCACTAATTGCTTGAGTTACCGCAGCACCAACTGTGATATTTGCAGCAGCATGTGGTGATACATTAATAATTTGGTCTGCAGCACCATCAATATATGCAACCTTTAATCCGTTCGCAAAACTTCCAGGCTGTCTTGCAGCGAGTCTATAAGTAACAGCGTCTTCAAAATTATTTTGATAATCATCAAAGTTTTTAATTTTAAGACTTGAAGTTGATCCAATACCTGTTGGATGTGTTGTAGGCATACCACCTACGTTTGCGTTATTTAAATTAGCACCATCTGCTCTAACAACTCTTAATACACCACCATACTGTAGATAGTTTGATGCAGAGTACCAATACTCATATTGTCTGTCGTTATCGAATGGTTTTCCAAATAAGTCAATCAGATCTTGCTCATTTTCAATAAGGAGAGGTTCCAAGACTGGCCCTCTCTCAAAAGGCCCTACAATAGCACCTGTCTGATCACTTATGGAGTCAATTCT